GACCACCAATGTCTTTAGCGGCTTGCTCAAGAATTTTTAAGGCTGTTTTGACGTTTCTAGTCTTCTCAAGCTGTCTTTGGTATTGCTTCAGTCGGTAGTACTTATTAGCAATAGGAATATCAATTAAGCCTTTATCAAACTTCTCTCTGGTTAATTCAAAAAGCTCAACAAACTTCTTGCTTAAGTTTCTGCCCGAATATTTTGTTGGGTCATAGCATTCGCATTGGCTACGACTAATATCAACTCCAAACTCTTGCTTGACCTGTTCAACCACTTCTTGAGGGGTATCACGGCATGCAAGAGCTTGAACAATAAATATTTTCACAGGCTCTTTTAGTGCTGCCATAAATTCCCCTTCGTACAGCTACGTACAGCAAACAGGACAAAAAAAGAGCCATAAGGCTCAATTGATTACACAGTTCCCGCAGCATCTCGCAATATCTAAATCAGAAACAAACGGCGGATTTTTTGCGACCTCAATAAGTCGCTTAACATTCTTACTTGGTCCCCACCGTTTAACTACGCCAATAAACTCTTCAACGTCATGACCAGCAAGATAGTGCTTAGGCAGACCAGAACTATCGCTATAAACAATTTCTCCGTCCTCGTCTCTCATCACTCCAATGTGGTAAAGCTCATGTTCAAGCAAATAACAGAACTCTGTATCGTTTGCACGCTCACAGAAAGAAGCGTCGACAGTTATTAAGTATGTTGGCACAAAACCGAACCAGTCACGCATCTGTTGCTCTTGTCTAGCTTTACGCCAGCCACCGACGTTAAACATTACTTTTTCACACTGCCCCAGCACCATCGCCTGCTTGCTTTTATATGCAGAAGAGGCCCAAGCAAATGCCAAGAACTCTTCATTATCATGAAGTAACTCAGCAATATGATCATGATCTGGATTATAAAGAGGCCCACCAATCGTTAAGTAATTAGCCACAACCCATTTTTTTAGGTCTGGAGCCGGTATTAAACGAATTGCTTCCTCTTCTTCAGCTTGATCAATAAAATCAGTTGGTGGAAACGGTCTGATCTGATCCATTAAATATTTGCCTCTTTAAGTTTTTAAGCCACTGACTAGCAAAATGAGCTTGTATCTGTAACGGGCCAGATTCATTAATTTTAAAACTTGGTGCTGCCTCTAACCGAACAACCGTATATCCCATTGCTTCAGCATCATCGTATCGATCCATACTCCAAGCTTTATCTTTGAGCTTACCTTTTCGACCACCTGACCATGGACCACCCGCAATTTCGACCAGAATACGATGTTCAATTAAATGAAAATCAAATCGCCAATGTTTTGTAGATTTAAACTTAAATTTCTTTTCATATTTGATTTCAAGCACATCTAATGCATGAGTAAATTCTTCTTCAGCTTCTAGGTATTTTTGAGTTGCTTTGGGTAATGGGCGGCTTTTTGGTTTTGTTCTTGGTTCTTTTTTTCTTGTAAGCCAAAAATAATCGTTACTGTCCATATAAGGCCGTCCGTAAATTATTAACTTGCTTTTTTAATCTAAGAATTATTCTATCGATAACTAACATTTCATCACGGCTAAGACCCGATCTGGAGAGATTTTGATAACGCTCAAGTTCCTGTGAATATTTATCCAGATTTTTTTTAGCTTCGTTTTTGTCCATTTATCCAGCTCACTTATGTTTATTAAGACGACGAGCAATAAGGCGTTTTTTCTTTTGACTTAGTTTGTTAGGTTTACTCTTTACTGTATTTGCCTTACAGCTCAAAGGTGATGCGTGTCCACATGATGCAACCAAGGCGCTTAAAACACTTAGTTTTGTATTTAAGGCCATTAATCCAGCAGTTGTGGCTAGTAATAATCGGCTCATACGCACTTTTATTTCTCCAAAAAGAAAAAGCCCCTCCAATAACCATTTTTTAGAGGGGCCGTTTGCGCCGCAATTATTACGGCAAACTTTTAAACCAAATTATGAGATCAATAATTCATAATTATCAGTTCATTACTTTTCTTACTCTTAGCAGCCAAATCACGACCAACAGAATAATTAATTGAAGTACATGCAAAATTAAAACCTTTAAAGATTTCACGAATCTTTTCATGATCATTAATTGATAGCATTACCTTCCCTTTGCAAGTCTTCATCTTTTCAGAAAGAAGTTCATACTGATCTAATGGAAAATCTACTCCATAACCTGCTGTATCTAGATACGGCGGATCAGCATAAAAAAATGTATGTTCCCGGTCATACTTATCAAAGCAAATATCCCAGGACAGGTTTTCAATATAGACTCCATTCAAACGCAAATGTGCTGCACTTAAACTTTCCTCTATCCGCAAGAGATTTAAAGAGCGGCCTGTTGTTGCATATCCAAATGTCTGCCCAGAAACCTTACCACCAAACGCATGTTGCTGAAGGTAATAAAATCTTGCAGCTCGCTGAATATCCGTTAGTGTGTCTGGTACTTTTAGTTTTTCCCATTCAAAAATCTGGCGACTTGAAATGCACCATTTGAATTGACGCACAAATTCTTCTAAATGGTTCTGCACTACCCGGTACAGATTTACCAACTCGCCATTCAGATCATTTATTACTTCAGTTCTTGCTGGTCCTTCTCTTAAGAAGAATAATGCTGCTCCACCACAAAATAATTCCACATAACATGAATGTTCTGGGAACTTACACAACAAATCCTTAGCCAAACGGGTTTTACCACCTTGCCATGGAATTATTGGTTTTGATTTCATAAAAATTTTCCTGTGCAAAAGCTTATATTTTTGATAGCCTTCGCAAATCGTGTGCACGATAGCTGGGCTTGGCTTTTGGCAGGCTACATCTGTCAGGAGGTCGAAGTGCTGTTACCGCAGTACTTCGTCCCCAGTTTTACTCGATATAAAAAAACTCGGTCTCCATTTGGGACCGAGTTTTTTATTTATTTATTTTCTAATGCAGTAACACGTGTCGAAACTGCATTTAAGCCATTATTCAAAGTAGTGATTGAATTACCTTGGCTTGTATTTACACCTTCCACACTAGTAACTCGGGCATTCAAAGCACTTACTGCTGTAGCATCAGCTTTATTGCTAACAGTTCCTTGAAGAGATGTAATTTGAGTTTTTAGAGCTTTGATTTCATTCTCTAATTCAGCGTTTGTCATAGTCATGCTGTTTATTCCTAGAATTAAGACTAAAAATAAAAAAACTCGGTATCCTTAAGGACCCGAGCTTTTAATGAGGCCATAAAAAAGCCCACCTGTTTAGATGAGCTTTTAAATGCAATTTGGTCTAATTTATACTTCGACCAATTTAATAAAACTATACCTCAAATAGCACAAAAGTGGAAACTAATTTCTTGCTTCATTTAAGGTTTCTTTCTTATAGCGTTCAGCGATTACAGTAGCTTTTAAAATTTCTTCATTAAGCGCGGCAATCATCATATCTTCGTATCGTTTCCATGTTTTGCGGTATACCTCCGGATCCATTTGGAAACTTCTAATGCCGGCATAAACAAGTCGACCAGGATCCTTATGTGCGTTTTCTAATTCGGGATCTAAAGCAAAATCAATAACAATACGAGCAATTAACCAAGCTAAGTGGTAAATAGCTATCCCCTTAGGCTCTCTTCTTTTATCTTTCTCTGCTCCATCAATCATTATTTTAGCTAAATGATTGCGAACATATTCATAATCCCGTTGGGACTTTCCTTCGGTCATAATGACCATTGCAACTGATTTTGTTAGTTGATCACCCATTGCAGCTACCACCCCTAATTTGTCATGAAAGTCTATTGACCTCCCATCAGTACATCTAACGTTCGCAGCACCAAATGAAGGTGATTTCGGGTTTAAGCCACAAACGAACCATTCAAAAATAGAAAATCTTGACCAATCCATTACAACTGTAGTCATAAGATAAGCACCCCCTATACCTTAATTATTCAATAACGTTTGGAACTCACTAAATGACAGTTCCTCAACTGGTTCATCTACACTTGCTTCTTGATCAAGCGCCCAAGGATTCACGTAAACTTTATCTCCACATATCACTGCGAGCTTTCCATGAAACTGGCAGCCTGAAAATTCCAGACTATATTTTTCAACAAACAATCCTGCTAAAACCTCACAATCATCTGTAGTCAAACTCGTTTCCATATTAATTTTTAATATGAAAAACCGCTTATCTGCCGTCCAGCCTACCGTTTCAATGTCGCTCATAAACTTTTCTCAAACCTCTCTAATATCAATACCGTGTACAGTTTTCATTAAATGTTTCTTATTGCGATAACTAGGTAATTTCCTAGTAGCAATAGACTTAACGTCCTCAACGATGTACTCGCCATTGATGAGGTAGTAAGTAAAATCAGCAAAATATCTAAGTGCCGGCTTTGTTCTCTTTTCCCCCTCTATCTTAGTTTTAGGAGCCAATTCAAATTTTGCATGGTGCTCTAATCCAAAGATTTCACCGCGTTGCTGCATGGCTTTAAGTTCGATATATCGCTTGAGTTCTTTTTTGCTGTCGAAAGTCATCCCATCTAATGTGACTTTTGAAGCATTAAATTTATTACGGCCCTTTTTAGCTTTATGGCCGTTTGGAAATTTAGAGTGATAATCCGCTAAACTCATCGATGTCATTTAGGCTCACCACCATTGAGCACTTTCTCTAATTCTTTAAATGCTCGAATCATAGCCATTTGCAGAAATTCAAAGTTTTCTCTCTTATCCTGCTCAACATATTGCAAATTGCCTTGTATTTGTTGCAGGGCAAGATTTATCCGTTCTTGTAATTCCTTGAACTTCTGTTGATCTAAATTCGCCATACTGTTAGCAAATTTTATTACTGTATCCTTTTGTTTTATTAGCTCTTGCTGGTGTAGGCTTTCTTGCGCCATATCAACCAATGAAATGATATTTAATGGGTGAGCAACATAGTCAACAAATGGGCCGTAATGTCTATTGCAAGCATGTATAGCATCTTCAGCTGCCCGTCGAATGAGTACCAACTGTCTTGGTGATAACTTATTTTCGCTCATCAATCGGCGCTCCTTCATTAACTTTCTTTGCTTGCTCGATTGCCTTTTCTAATTGAAGTAGCTCGTTGTAATCAGTATTAGATAGCCCACTCCGGTTATATCGGCCTCGTAATTTTTCGTAGCGAGCCTTTGCTGCGTCTATATCAAAAGTTTCTAATGGTTTATTCATGACTGGCCCTCTTTATAACTCTCAAAGAAAAACTTCACAGGCTCAGATTTGATTTCAATCAGCCCAAAACGTAGTAAATGACGAGCATGTGTGCTATCTCGTAACAACTGAACATCACGATAATGTGTGAGCATCCTCCGCCACCCTTCCAAGGGCATAGACGACTTGTTTGTATTACAAGGAACACACGCTGGATTCATGTTTTCCAAAGTGTCGTTTTGCGGTCTAGTCATTTCTCCAGTAATCAACTTGCCACCGCCAACATGAATTAAATCTCGTTTCACAGCTTCGATATGATCCGCATGCCATTTATCACCGAGCATTTCACCGCAATACGCACAATGGCCGCCAAATTTTTGTTTTAACTCTGCCCGTTGTTGTTTAGTTAACTTCATCCACCATTCCCTCAAATAATGGCTTCGCATGATTCAGTACAAGAGCCTGTTTCATAGCGCTTGCTACTTCTAAGAGCGTTGTAAAGCTCATCTCTGTCATGATTTTTGAAAGCCTCTATAACATCGCTCAAATGTAACCGCGTTCGATACATCCGATGATGGTTGTATTTTCTACCTTCAGATCTGACGTTTTCGCCTTCAGTAACCGCTATCCATTTCACTGCTTGTTCAGGTTCGTCTTTGGCAGCTAGTGCAACTTTGTTTAAGTGTTTTTTAATACAAAAAACACAATTACCTAGATGTTCTGTAATTGCTAAATCAAAAGGTTGTTGTTCCCACCAGTCCAAAACATCTTCTTTAGTGAAATCACTAATTTCAGCTAAATATCTAAACCCGGCTTTCTGCTTCTTTGCGTCTTTATGAATAGGTAAACCAAGCTTTTCTAAAACCTCAATTGGCAACCGTTTTGGCTCATCAGATCCAATACCAATCCATCGTTCATAGTTGTTTTTCCCAAACACATCATTGCAATATTTTTCAAAAGGTTCAGTTTTCATACGAGCTGTACAAAACGGCATATCGTAATAAGGACTTCCATACTTTTTGAGCATATCTCTCCAAGGTTCCAAGTCTTGTTTGAGCTCATCAAGGGGTATAATTTTGTAGCCCACACCCTTTTTCATTTGTGGATTAACGACTACACGAAGACATACAAGATTTATTTTCCAATGTTTAACAATATCTTTAATAAATTGGTAAGTAGCTGGATGCTCTGCGCCAGTATCCATAAAAATAAAATAAGCATCAGGATCATTTTTAAAGAGATTGACTGCATACCCTGAAGTACGTCCACCACTAAAACTGATAACCTTTTTCATAGGCCACACCCCTTAACTACTGCACAGCCCAAGACCAAACAAAGAAAAAAATAGACTTTATTGACTGCCTTAGATTCTTCGTAGCCATCTTCCTTTTCTAATTTTTCTGAAACCAAAATTTCTATATCTGAGACTAAACAGCAAAAAGGTCGGCCATCATCTAAACGACCAAATACCCGGTTATCTTCAAACAGATCGACAGTACCATTGCCAACAAAATGAATTTTGTTTTGACCCTTGTCTGGTACATGTGTGAAATTTACTTTGACACGTGTACCCCTCTTTAATTCAGCTGCTTTGACTGCAATACGAATTTGCTCAATATCACTTTCGCTTTTAACTAGGTCATAATGCTTGTCAAAAAAATTGTCACGTTCGATGTACATACAAGAATCAAATTCTTGAAGAATCTCTTTTAATTTTTGAATGCCGGTAGTTTTATTTAGAGTAATCATGCAGCCGTCTCCTTGGATGAGTTTTTAAAACCCATCTCGATCAAATACGGAATAAATGGTTTTTGTTCCTGAGGATCTACCAACTTTTGAGCCATACGCTTTCCAGCATCCATCCATGATTCACCGGTATGGCAAAATGTATCTTTGAAATCAGGATGGTTTACTAAACGGCGTGCGAACGCGAATAGTTGTTTTTCAGATGCGAAAGTAATTACTTCAGGAATTTGATTAGCTGGTTTAGCTGACTGACCATTTGAATAATTGTTTTGGCGAGGTGCCGGTGTTTTCATCTTGGCGTATTTAGCGCGTGCTTTAAGCATCCACTCAGCAAAGAATCGAACCATATCGTAATCAGAGTGATTGCGACCTTCGTTAAAACCTTTGAATGCTTTTAACTCTCTCTCAAACCAAGAGGCCTTGAAAATCTCATCCGTATCAATTGACGGATTGATAGAACAAATTTCAAACTTCAAATTTTCTAAAACAAACCATGTATTTTTTTTATTTTGATAAGTTGGTTTTGATAGTGTGTTTTGTGTGTTAAAAATTTTAACTAGTAGGGGTAAAAAATTTTTACTAGCAGTAGTTAAAAAATTTAACTGGCTAGTATTTTCAAGGTAGTTAAAATTTTTAACTAGCAACCGAGATTTTTGTGGAAAATTTAAACACAGATTTTTACTCTTTTTGCTCTTAACTGATTTTTTAGACACAGGCTTTTGGTAGTTAAAAATTTTAACTAGCTGCCCATTAAATAAGCTAAAAGACTGAACAAGTACTGAACTCTTGTTTGGGAAGTTTACATGCTCACCAACAAAATAATTGTCTATTAATGAGTAAACATTCCCATATACAGATTGCTCATGTTTTCTTACTAAACCAACTTTAACAAGCTCTTTTGTACATCTAACGACTGTTGGATGACTTTTCCCTGACAGTTCTTCTAGTTGCGTAAGTGAAAGCGCATCACATTCTTTTGCCCAGCCACGTGTTTTACGGTTAATAATCAAATAGATTTTTACTGAAGCATCAGAGATTTTACTCATTGCTTCATCTACAAAAGCGTTCGCAACTTGGAATGAATTAGGGACATACTTACTCATGCTGCAACCTCCAGCATTTGTATACGTTTTCTGTTAGAGCGCGTATTTGAAAACTTTGAAACTAGATCTTGGTATTCGCTTAAAAGTGAATAATTAGGATGTATACCGGTTAGATCAGGAAGGAACCGCAAACTAGCGTGCATTGCATATCCAGTAATTTGTTCTACCAGACACATCAATGCATAGAATTCAGGATTTTTTGTTGCACCATTAATTAAGTCTCTCGCGCTTGCCATAATGCAAGTGATACAACTTAAACGATCATTATCCTGGTACGCCCAATGAGGTGATTGACCAGCATTTTTAATGGTCTGAAAAACCTCATTGGTTGTAAGAGAATGTATCGGAAGATAGTCATGCCAGGTGCGACCTGCTTTACCATTCTCAGCTGCAGGTTTAAAGATCATTTGCTTTGCACGATGGCTAGATTCCTCAGCACGCAAACCAACACAATTTACTATTCGATTGAAATCATTAGCCTTTGCGTAACGGCGTACCTCTCGCTTGATAGGATCTCTTTTTAAGTCACTGGTGCATTGGCGGTACTTAGGTGAAGGAAATGAAGGAACCTCAGGGCGTTCAGAAAATCGTTTCAGAACCATATCAAGAAATGTTTTACTTGCTTTGGCCACAATAAAATCAACGCCAGCTGCAGCAGCTTGACTCTGTGCAAGCTCTAATGCTCCTGGCCATTCCATAAAACCAAGACTTGCATGAACTACAAGAATTTGCTCCTTAGGAACAAACTCAAGTAGTTTTATCATCATGGCTTGGCTATCTTTTCCACCGCTATGATTTATAACAAAAAGGGCATTTTGCCTAATTTCATTAATTAGTTCTTGTGGGATCACGCGCCACCATCCCCTTCAATAATTTGGATGAAGCTACCCAAATATCGAATTTTTTTAGCCCTATACAGACTCGAGATAATTACACCCGCGTGATAAAGATTTATGCCGTGTACACCATGATCATTAACTAGGCCTTGCATAAACTCATCACGTGTTACCGCTGCTTGGTTTTCATCATGGTTACGTTTCTTTAAGTTCGCTTTGCGTTCTTTCAATAAATCGGCAAGCGTTTTTAAAGCTGGCCCATGCCAGGACTGGTAACTTTGCTGACGTTTCTGCTCTTGCAGATTGCCTTTGTTAGTTTGGTTTGATAGATTAGTTTGCATATTCGATTCCTCTAGCAAGTAATTGAATTGACTAGCCTGATGGACCAGATCAGGCTTTTTCATTTCCTAACTGTGCTGTGCATTTCTTCATTTGCTTTAATGCTGCTTGATCAACTGCTGTGATGAGTTCAATTAAGTTCTGAGTCAGTTGATGAATTTCTTCATATTCCAACGGTGTAATAATTCCGTCTTCATATGCGTCATATACGACACGGTTTGCTTTACCGTTTTTAATGTTGTGCTGCATCATTGCTTCAAAAATAGATAACTCATGATGTTTTGAACTGCCACATGCGACTGGAACCAAAGCAAAGCCCAGCTCATGTGCCCAAACTTTGAGTAACGCAGGGTTTTGAGTAAAGAAGATCATTGCTTCAAGCTTTTTCATGCTAGGCAAATAACTTGGCATGTTCTGGTTGCCGTAATTGCAAACAGTGTTATGTGAATCCCCTATAGCCTGAGCAATTTCCTTAGCTGTGCAATTGGGAGTTTTGTTTATCATTTGCCAGAGAGCTATTTGTGCATCTCGGCTTAATGTCATCTCTTGCATTGTGAAATCCTTCATTTTCTTCACATTTATTTTTTGAACAAATTAATTGATACTTGTTTTAGGAAGGTTTATTTGTCTGAAGATGTTTAGGGTTGGCTTTATCAAGCAACCATTCCTTAGTAATTTTTCCATTGCTGTTATCAGCTAGAATTTTGGAATATGAAGTTTCCTCTGTGTAATCTGTTCGAGGTAATACCCCTTTCTCTTCCATCTTTCTTACAGCGTTATAGGAAATACCAAGTAAAAGAGATGCATTGGTTCGCCCTCCTACAGCTTCGACTGCTAATTGAATTGGATTCATATTAAACCTTTTTTAAACCATATTGATTTAGAAATTAAACCATGAGTTAAAAATTAATTCAACCTATGGTTGCTTTCATTTCTTGAAAAATTTAACGAGAATTTAACCAAAGGTTAAAAGTAATGATTGCTATGAGTACAATGGTCGAGCGCATTCAGGAATCGCTGAAAAAAAAGAAGTTGTCATGGTCAAAAGCCGCAACTTCCATTGGTTTATCGCCTCAAGCTCCAGCTAAGTGGAAAAAAGGCCAAATAGGTAAAGAGACTCTGGATAAGCTTGCAGCATTACTTGAAGTTGATGCGGGTTGGCTTTTGAATGGAGGGAATCCAACAAAATTAAATCACTTAAACATTGATGATTTCATGGCCAAACATGGGTTAAATAAAAAAGAAGATGCATCTTTTGATACTGAAGACATTCTTGAACCTGATGTGGTTCAGTTTGAAATAGCAAATGGATACATATGGGTAGATGTAGTGGAAGCAAGTTTTTCGTGCGGTACTGGGGAATCGATTGAATTTCATTTTGATGTAATTAATGGAAAATACCCTTTCCCGCCATCTTTTTTTCAGAAGAAGCAAGTTGATCCTTCATGCTTTCGTTTGATTAAAGCAAAAGGCGATAGTATGGAAGAATATATCTATAACGATGATTTAGTAGGAATTGATATTTCTCAAACTAATATTATTGATGGTGAAATCTATGCAGTCTATTTTGAAGGAGAAGGCATGATTAAAAAAATCTTTAAGGAAGAAGGAGGTACGTTGATACTTCATAGTTTAAATGAGAAATATCGAGATCGGAAAGTTACAGAACAAAATGGCGTGAATTTCAAAGTCATGGGTCGTCAAGTTTGGCGCGCAGGTTAAGAAAGGTAATCAAATGAATAATTCAGAACTCCCTATAAACAAGTTAATTTCAAAGATTAATGAAGCTGCTTCGAAAAATGAACCGCTTAATCTTACAAAAGAAGATGTTCAGATCTTGTCAAAGAGTGTTGGCGATAGCTTCTTTGTGCCTGTCTTAACTAATGAGCAAGTTGTTGAATTATCTAAACAAGGTAAATTGGGAAGCCCAATAATAACCACTAAAACAGAATAATACTTTTATTTACAAAAATTTATACCCGCCATGTGCGGGTTTTCTTTATTAACTTAAACTAAAATTAAACCAATTAAACAAAATATTTCTACCTTTGGTTAAATTTATACTTGCTTTTAATTTATACCTTTGGTTTAATTTATCTCGTGAATAACAAAAAAGCACACCGAACCTTCTACCTCTCGATGTGCTTTGCAAACTGCGAGGTCAATTATGAACGTAAAAACCTTTTCAAACAAGCACAAGGTAACTGGAGTTACAGCAATTGCTGCACTTGTAGCCTTGGGTTCTTGTGAATATCGTACCGCTAATTCTAGCGTCCCTTCTAATTACTCATATGAAAGCAAACAAGTAGTTGCTTCTGAATATGAACTTTTAGGTATTAAGCAAACTGGTGAAAAAACTGGTGTAGCTGTTATCCGCATAGACGGCTTCAAACTAAACGTGAGCTTCGATTTTGACGGCGTAGCTGATAGCTATGGTGTAGCTGGATCTGACTTTACAGCGGCTGAAATTACTAACCTTGCTATTGAGTCAGTAACAGACTTAAGCGGCAAACCTTGGAATGATTTCACCAATCATGACGACCATAAAAACATAAATATTTTATTGGCTGGCTTTATCGACCGTAATCATTGGATCGAGGAGGCTTAAAGATGACTAATTTCAAAAAGCACCCTGATGGCTATAAGTCATTTTTAGGCCGTGATGATAAGGGTCTCTACTCTGTTCGTATTGGCTGGCAAGTGTACGCATCTAATGCTAATGGCTCAGTTCTTTACCAAGTAAAGGGTGAAGTTAAGACACCTTTGGACGTGGAAAAGTTCAAAACCGACTATCCAAAAGTTTGGAATGAACTCACACAAGAAATCGACTTCCAACGCAGAAAGCAGCTCGCTATAAAACTGCGTGAAACAAATATCCCTACTTATGACCGCAAAGCTTATAAAACTAAGCGCGGCTTCACTGGCTCAAGATAAGGATAAGAAAAATGGCTCTACCGATTATTACTGCTGACCAAACTTTATTGGTTCAAGCAATTATTGTGT